ATATGAATTTGATTTATTAGGACTAAAAAGTATATGTCGAGATGTTAAAATAACATCCAGAGTATTTGAATCTCAGTCTACTATGATGGCTATAGCAGCTCAATCAGGTAATGCTAATGTAGGTGACTTATACTCATCAACTCAAAATTATTTTAATCGTGGATTAAGAGATAGAATAGCACTTGATAAAGTAATATGGAATGATAAATATCCTACTTATTTTGACTATTTAAAGAAAATATTTACTAATTTAGTTGTATTACAAAATTACATTAATAGTAAATGTATAGGTGTTGATGTTTCACCAAATTTAGGAAAAATAACTTATCCTAATCCAACTGAAACATCTAATGCTGCTTCTTTATTAAAAACATTTTATCTTCAATTAAATGGAGACGATGTGAATTTTAAAGCTATTATTCCTTTTGAATTAGAAATAGTATTAGATGGTTTATCTGGTTTAGTGCAAGGACAGATTTTTAAAATTAATAAAAATATATTACCATCTCAATATAGTAATAGTAATATAGGATTTATCATAACAGGATTGTCTCATAGTTTACAAAATAATGACTGGGTAACAACAGTTAAAACTCAAGTTTGTCTTTTAGATAATGAAAGTATCAAACAAGAGTTAGTTGATTTAGATAAACTTAGAAATGAGTTAGGTAAACTTATTGAAAGAAGAGAATCTAATGTTATTTTATGGAGTGTATTAGCTGATTATATGACTAAAATATCTTTAGATGTTTATGGATATACTAAAGCTTATGTTAGCACTAGTAAACTAAGCACATTAACTTGGAAAGATACAACTGATGCTTTAGCAGATGCTGGGGCTAAGTACTTTAATGAATCTGATAAAGATCATTACTTTTTTGCTTACAATACTTATGGAAGGTACAGTAATATTAATCGTCGCTATGAAGACACATATGAAAACGCTAAAATTAACTCAATAGAATTTGGAGATATATTTGAACCAGATATAGAAAAGTTTTATGTTAATGAGTGGAGACAAAAAGCTATAGATAAAGCAACTAATGATGGAAATACTGATTTAGTTACAAAATTAAATAATTTAAAAACACTTGATGATGTTAGAGCGTTTGCTGAAATAACAGTGAGTGGACAAAATAGAATCCAATCTGTTCCTTTATTAACAGCACCTCTTCTTAATAAATTTTTATCATTCCCATTAAAACTTAATTCATCACCTAATGATTATTTAAAAGATTCATTTGTATTTAGAAGTCCAGATTACGTTGAGTTTACTAAAAATAATACAACTCCAACCCCATCAACAGGTGGTGTAATTACTCAATATACTTTTAATAATAATGCTTTAGTACAAGATGGACTTTTTGTATCTACAACAGATCCACAAACTTTTTACTATAGATTTCCAAAAAATAATAGTGATTTATTTAAAATATATTATAATTATATAGTGGACTCTGGATTTTTTAATTCAATAGATGCTCAATTCTTACCAAGTAAAACAGAATTAAACGCTGGAAAAGTATTTTCTATATATTAATCATGTATATACCAGTATCAAATATTATATCTAGTGGGTTTACTAATGGAGGAGACTTTATTATTAAATCAAATGGTCAAGCTTATAGTGGATATTATTTTACAACTACTGATAATAAATTTTATACTGGACAAACATGGACTAGTAATAGTGTTGAATTAGAAAGTGTATCTCAATCATCTAACACTAATATATTTGGAGGCATTTACTCTACACTTAATCCAAACTCATTACCTAAAACAGCATTCACAGCTGATTTTATAATGCCTACACAACAGGACTATAATAATGGTTATTTCATACGATATATATTAAAACCAACTATTAGTTCTCAATTAAATAACTTTATTGAAGTAAAATCTGATAAGTATAACCAAGTAGTTCAAAGCAATGACTTGCAAACATTATATAAATTTGCTAATGTTGCTTGGAAATTAACAGGTCCATTACATGACACTTACAAAGATAATATCAGAATAGCCTCAGGCATAATTGACACTAATAAAAGATCAATTCAAGAGGCTGAAAAATTCATACCTAACTTATCTCTATATTTTACAGACTTAATCCAGTTTGGCAAGCCAAGTTAACCTTGTTATATTTAACCTATAATAAAGGTTATGTATTACATTGTTGAAACAGAAGAACAACTAAAATATCTATTTGACAAATCAGAATCAAACAAATGTTTTGTTAATATTATCACAACAAATGATAATCGCCATCCATCTTTAACTAAACCATGTTTAGTATATTATAATGATGGAGAAAAAGGTTATATATTACCTATAGACCATAGTGAAGCATTTAAATTAGATTGGCAAACAGTTAAACAATTTATATGTAGTTTTCAAACTGTATGTGTTTTAGATAAAAAATTTCATTTATATTTTTTACCAGGTGATAATTTAGTTGACTTAAATTTTGACATATATGTTGATGAGTCAGAATTTGACACTAAAATACACATTAATTTTAATCGTGAAAAATATTATATAAATGAATTAAATTCAATTATACCTATCTCAAAACATTATGAAAAATGGGAAAACATATATTGTCGATTAACAGATAAAGGTTTATTATCAAAATGGTGTGGTACAAATGAATTTTTAAATGGTCCATTCACTAATGTATTCTATCAGATTGAAAAAAATGGCATAGGTATTGATCCACGTAAATTTAATAAATATTTTGAAGTTAATTGGAAAGATAATTCGATTTATGGGAATACAGTTTATACACAATATAATCTATATAATTTAACTACTCGCCCTTCAAACGCATTTAATGGCGTTAATTTCGCCGCCCTCCCTAAAGACCACGCACGTGAATCATTTGAACCAAATAATTATATGTTTGTTGAATTTGATTATAGTGCTTATCATCCACGTATAATTGGTAAAATAATAGGTTATGAGTTTGCTGGTGAACCATATGATGAAGTACCTAAAGAGATAATGTTCCAAAACATATATGGTGGTATTAGAGATGAATACGCATGGTTCCCATTTTTTACAGCTTTAAAAGAATGGTTAGATAATAAATGGAAAGAATTTAAATCAACCCAACTTAACAGTCTAATGTTACCTTCAGGTATAGCTATACCTCAAACAAAAATAGAAAATCCAAATCCAAATAAAATACTAAGCTATTTAATTCAATCTTACGAAACATATTATAACACAATAACATTACAACGTGTGCTAAAAATGTTATATGGTAAAAAAACTAAAATAGTATTATACACATATGATTCAATACTGCTGGATGTAGCTAAAGAAGATGTTAAACTATTACCAAAAATTAAACAAGAATTAGAAGCAGATGGTTTTCCAACTCGTATGAGTGTTGGTGAGAATTATGGTGCTTTAATAAAAAAATAATATATTTATGACGAACGAAATACTGTTAACGGCTGAAGAAATGGCTAATAAGCTTTTTGCAACTTTCTCAAAGAAAGAAGACATAGAAAAAACAATTGAGGTTATTACATCTCGTTATTCTATCTTATTCAATAAAATTTTTATTTTAGAGTCTAAGGATAGTGATGAATTTATCTGCACATATAATATTGATCCAGGTAATATGAGTACAACTTCTGTATTACCTAATACTATATTGTTACACCGCAAGAAAGAGTCAAACACATTATATACTATTAATGCGTTGAATACTTTAATCAAAACATTAAATAATGGTTATGCTGATCCTAGTTATAAAGTTGAATGGACTGATTATAAGAACACTATCTTATTAACTAATGGTCCTGATCTTAGAAAGTTGGAAACAACTATCTATAAGATTATCAATCTCTAAGTTTGGCCTCTGGCTTAAACTATCTTATATTTAATTCTAAAATAATAAACAGTTATGGATTTATCACAAATCAAAAGTCGTTTACAGACTTTGCAAAACAAAGGTAAAGGCGGCGGTAACAAAGATGACCGCGCCAAGAATTTCTGGGTTCCACCTGTTGGCAAATCAGTGATTCGTATTGTTCCATCTAAACTTAACAAAGCAAATCCATTCAGAGAAGTGATGTTTCATTATGGTATTGGAAACAAAACCATGTTAGCATTAACTAACTTTGGAGAAAAAGATCCAATTGTTGAGTTTGCACAGCAACTTCGTAAAACTAGTGACAAAGAAAATTGGTCATTAGCTAAGAAGATTGAACCTAAAATGAGGGTATTTGTTCCTGTTATTGTACGTGGCGAAGAAGAAAAAGGTGTTCGCATGTGGC